GTATGCTTGGATTTAACTTGAGAAGATCAGGTTATGCTGTCAAAAAGTTTGTAAAGAACTATTTTTCAAGAACAAACTTTTCATCAACAACTGTGTATCCAACACTTCCAACTGAAAAGGATGCTTGGGTTAATGCATCTGGATTAAAAACAGATGGATCACCTTTCATGGGCAGAAAAGCACAGAGAAATGTAATTGTTGAAGCATTGAAATCAAGTGTAGAATCAACCACAGCACTAAGAGAAGAGCAAAGAGAGTTCAACTTGTTAGCAGCTCCTGGTTACCCAGAACTTATAACAAATCTAGAGACACTTAATGCAGACAGAAAAGAAACTGCATTTGTGGTAGGCGACACTCCGTTCAGACTTGAACCAAACTCAACAGCAGTCACAAACTATGCTAATAACACAGCAGGGGCTGCCGACAACGGTGAAGACGGATTATTAACAACAAATTCATTCACAGGTGTGTACTATCCATCAGGATTCACAACAGATCTAGCAGGAGAATCAGTGGCAGTTCCACCATCACACATGATGTTGAGAACAATTGCATCCAATGATCAAGTTGCATTTCCATGGTTTGCACCAGCAGGCATAAGACGTGGTGCAATAGACAATGCTTCATCAGTTGGTTTCATCAACTCAGAAGGTGAATTTGAAACCACAGCAGTAGCAGAAGGATTAAGAGATTCATTACAATCAGTGAACATTAATCCAATATCTTTTGTAACAGGGTCTGGACTTGTAGCATTTGGGCAAAAGACAAGACAACTTACAGCATCAGCACTTGACAGAGTTAATGTTGCAAGATTGGTTGCGTTTACAAGACTACAATTAGACAAAATTGCAAGACCATTTATCTTTGAGCCGAATGATGCATTGACAAGAAATGAGATAAAACAGTCAATTGAATCATTCTTGTTAGAATTAACAGCACAAAGAGCACTGTTCGACTTTGCTGTAGTGTGTGATGAATCAAACAACACACCAGCAAGAATTGACAGAAACGAACTGTATGTCGATGTTGCAATTGAGCCAGTCAAAGCAGTTGAATTTATATTCATACCAGTTAGATTGAAGAACACAGGAGAAATAGCAGCTCAAGGCCTTTAAAGGTACAAGTTGACGAAAGGACAAATGAATAGTAAATATTCATACTAGGAGAAAAAGAAATGGCAGTATCAACACTATCAAAATTTACAGTACCACTAGCAAGTGATCAATCATCAGGCTCACAAGGCCTATTAATGCCTAAACTACAGTATAGGTTTAGAATTGTGCTTGAGAACTTTGGTGTGTCTACTCCTAGATCCGAGCTCACCAAACAGGTCGTGGATGTAACTCGTCCAAACATAACATTTGATCAAATCACACTTGATGCATACAACTCAAGAGTGTACATGGCAGGCAAACACACATGGGATCCTATCACATTGAATGTCAGAGACGATGTCAACAACGAAGTTACAAAACTTGTTGGCGAACAGTTGCAGAAACAATTTGACTTCTTTGAACAGTCAAGTGCGGCATCAGGACAAGACTACAAGTTCACAGGTAGAATTGAAATGCTTGATGGTGGCAACGGAGCCAACACTCCAACTGTGTTAGAAACATATGAACTGTATGGCTGTTACCTAGACAACGTGCAGTATGGCACACTTGCTTATGCAACATCAGAACCAGTGCAGATTACAATGTCAATTAGATATGACAATGCAATCCAAACACCAAGAGGTACTGGTATTGGCACAGCAGTAGCAAGAGCAGTTTCAACAGCAGCTACCGGCGCTTAATACTCAACTCAAACTTTAACGTTTCGCAGTTTAAAACTGGCACGATTTTGATGCCATAAATATTACATATGAACTGGCGTAACAACTTTCTAAAACAATTAATTGGTGGTGACACCATGCGAGACTTTCAGAATGCGGCCAGATTGTACACAGATCAATCATTTAGACTTGCACCAAAAAATAGATTTTTATATCATGTGGTGTTTGATATCAATCCACTGGCTGTGGGTAAGTCAATTAATCAAAATGAACAGTTAGAACTGGGCATGATTGTCAAACGCTGTGACTTGCCATCTTATAATTTTAATGTTGAACAAAAAAACAAGTACAATTTCAAAGACTATGTACAAACAGGCATCCAGTATCAGCCTGTATCAATTGTGTTGCATGATGACATGGGCGATGTTGCCACAGCATTTTGGAAGTCATACTACCAACACTATATTGTTGATACAAATCAGTCTGAAACCAGATACAAAGCAGGCTACACATCACCCAACGGATATGGCAGTTTCAGATTTGGATTAGACACAGGCAACAACGAAAAATTCTTTAATTCGATATCAATATTCCAATTGAGCAGAGGACTGTTCACTGAATACAAAATGATGAATCCAATCATTAATGACTGGTCCAATGGTTCAATGGACCAAACAGATGGAGCTGGTTTGAACGAACATGCTTTTTCAATTTCATATTCGGGTGTGTTGATGCGTAATGGTGAAATTGGCGTGGATCCACAAGGCTTTGCACAATTTCATTATGACAAAACACCATCACCCAACGGCACTGGAGGCGACACTGTGTTTGGTGTGCTGGGTGGAATCACAAACACAATCAGTTTGCTTTCTTCTGGCAACATACTAGGTGCTGGACTGTCTGCACTTAATACATATGGAAAAATTAAATCAGGCAAAGCAGTGAGGGGAATAGATGAAGAGATCATAGGCATTGCCAAAGATGCAATCAGATCTGGAACTAACAACATTGGAGCAACATCCAAACCTGGTGTGTCATTCCCTAAAAATATCAAACAAAAACGTGTCAACAACAAAGCCACAAACAAAGGCCAATCTCCCACGTCAGTTGAAGCAGGAAAAATAGTGCTGAACTCCAAACAAGCAAAATCTTTTCTCAGCAACAACTATGAAGCAAAACAAAAATTCGCAAAATTTGTAAGTTTTAGAATCAGCACTAATATTGATCCAAATGATGTTGATACAAGTTGGAGTCAACTCACACAAAGCGAACAAAATTCTTATATAGATAATGCAACAAACGTTATTAGCACAATGATCAACAACAAGCAAATACAATACCAGGTTAAAGAAAGTGAATACAAAAAATTTATTGAAGCACCACTTGCAGAACAAACTGTGGCAACAGTCAACACCAACGATGCAGGTGTAGGGCAAGGACTGTCAGTGAATTCAATAACTGGTTCAAAAGGATACACATACAATGGCTGAAACAAAAACTCCTGTGTCTAATTTGGGTGTCAGTGCTCAATCCAAAACACAGTCTATGGTACAATTCCTTAGTGGGCTAGAACAAGATAGAACAGAGATCAATGGAGGCCAATATGATGCTGCCATTGCATTTTTTAGAAACAAAGGTTATGATGTTCAAGCCAGTGAATCCATTGCTTATGTATTAATGAAACAAGCCAAAGTGGACAATGCAAACGTTTTTTCAGTGTTGGACACACTGAAAGGTGCAACAGATTTGGAACTGTCTCAACTAGTGGCTGAAATACTCAATGCATACAGATATAAAACTTCTGTACTAGGTTACAAAAATGACAGAAGCACACAGAGTCATATCACAAGAAACATAAAGGCTTAGCATGAACCGTTGGTCTCAAGGTTTGTACCAACCAAAAAATCCAAACAAGTATGTTGGCAAAAAAACACCCAAGTACAGATCATCTTGGGAATTTGCATTCATGAGATTCTGCGACAACAATCCAGGCATCATGCAATGGGCATCTGAGAGCATACAGATACCATACAGAAATCCTCTTAACGGTAAGAACACAATATATGTGCCAGATTTTTTCTTGGTGTATCAAGACAAAACAGGCAAACGTCAAGGAGAATTAATTGAAGTCAAACCCAACAATCAAGCCAAACTTGAATCAGTGGGCAAAAATAAACAAAACCAAGCGGCTTACATTGTGAATCGTGCAAAATGGGAAGCTGCCAACAAATGGGCCAAGCACAAAGGTATTCGTTTTAGAGTGATCACTGAGAGTGATATCTTTAAATAACATTGCATGACAAAAAAATTAGAAGATCTTTTCAATCTGGAGTCCAATCAAGACACTCCAGAATCTCTCAATAACAAAATCGAAAATGAACAAGATTCCAAAGATGATGCTCAAGCAAATGCAATTATTCAAGAGAAGTTCAACTTAGACAAAATTGATGCGGCATTACCGCAAGTTGACGGCTTGGAGGACGACAAAGAAATTGATTCATATGCAGAGGAAAGTTTCAAAGCATATCAAGATCTCATGGATCTAGGCATGAACATAGAACCACGTCTAGCAGGCAGAATCATGGAGGTGGCTTCATCAATGATGGGCAATGCAATATCAGCCAAAAATCTAAAAGTTGACAAAAAACTCAAAATGATTGAACTGCAACTTAAAAAAATGAAACTTGACCACGGCAAACCTGAAGAAGAAGCAGTCACAGGCACAGGCACCGTAGTAGCAGATCGCAACGAGCTGATCAAACAGATATTGCAAAACACCAAAAACGATAAATAACACACTATGAAAACATTCAAAGAATATCTTGCAGAAGCAGTAAAAACATATCAAGCACGCATCAAAGTTGCTGGTGAATTACCAGAAAATTTTGAAGCAGAACTTAAAAACTACATGACAAAATATGAAACAATTGAATTTAAAAAAATTGCTTCAACTCCTGTGCAAGAACATCCACATGAATTTACAAGATTAAAAAATGTTGAAGTAAGCATATTTGATGTTGAAACTGGATATCCAATTGGTTATCAACAGTTAGAATCAGTGCTCAAAGACGAATTTGGCATAGCAGGCGATCACATCAGAGTGAAACATCCAACAGATCCAACAGAAATAAAGCCTGAAGAAAAAGAATATGAGCCTAAACTCACAGACGCTGAATACAAAGATGACACAGCTGCTGAAAAACCATTGTTTGGTGATGAATACAACATGACCATGTTCAAAGAATTAATGGACACAAGACAAGATGATGGCAAACCAGAAGGTGGTGGAGACATTGTTCCTTCAGAAGAAGACACAGCCAAAGATCAATTCCACAAAGGCTATGCTCTTAAACAGTCTGATGGTTATTCAGGTTCATCACTTACCAACCACTCAAAATAATTTTCCGTAAATACAAGTATGGCACAAAGTTTACAAGGTAACCTCACCAAAAAGGCACATGCCAAAATAAAGTTCACAGAAGCACAAATACTTGAACTTAATAAATGCATGGATCCAAAAACAGGACCATTGTATTTCTGCAAACATTACTGCATGATACAGCATCCTACCAAAGGATCGATGAAATTTGAAATGTTCAAATATCAAGAAGGACTGGTAGATACCTATCATCAAAATAGATTTGCAATTGCCATGTTGCCCAGACAAACTGGCAAAACCACATGTGCCGCGGCATATCTTGTATGGTATGCAATGTTTGTGCCAGACTCACAGATATTAATTGCCGCACACAAGTTTACAGGTGCACAAGACATCATGAACAGAGTGAGATACACCTATGAAGCACTACCAGACTTCCTCAGAGCAGGGGCTTATTCATACAATAGAAACACACTTGAATTTGACAATGGTTCTAGGATTAAAGCAACCACCACAACAGAGAACACTGGTAGAGGTATGTCACTTTCTGTCATATACTGTGATGAGTTTGCATTTGTGCAACCACCCAGCAAAGCATCTGAGTTTTGGACATCGCTGGCACCCACATTGGCCACAGGAGGTAAATGCATCATCACATCCACACCAAACTCTGATGAAGACCAATTTGCACTGATATGGAAAGAAGCCAACAAACGCACAGATGAATATGGCAACGAAATGCCTGTGGGTAAAAATGGATTTGCCGCTTTCAAAGCATCATGGCGAGAACATCCTGAACGCACAGAAAAATGGGCCAAAGAAGAACGTGCAAGAATAGGCGAAGAAAGATTTAGACGTGAACATGACTGCGAATTTTTGATTTACGACGAAACTTTGATCAAGCCAACAAAACTTGTTGATCTTGAAGGGGTAGATCCTGTTGAAAGACACGGCCATGTGCGATGGTACAAACGTGCTGAAAAAGGCAAAGCATACATTGTTTGCATGGACCCTTCACTAGGCACAGGTGGCGACTATGGTGCTATTCAAGTGTTTGAACTGCCAACCATGACACAGGTTGCTGAATGGCAACACAATGCCACACCCATACAAGGGCAAGTGAGAATCATGAAGCAGATAATAGAACAGTTGGCAGAAGACTTGCAAACCAAAGGTATACAACAACCAGAAATATACTATTCAATTGAAAACAACACCATAGGCGAAGCAGGATTAGTTGCTATTTCAGACATTGGTGAGGAAAACATTCCAGGACAGTTTCTGTCAGAAACAATCAAAAAAGGCCATGTACGCAGATTTAGAAAAGGCTACAACACCACACACAATTCTAAAATGAGTGCTTGTGCAAAATTTAAACAAATGGTTGAAAATGATTCCATGGTGATCAAATCAAAAAATCTTGTGTCAGAACTAAAAAACTTTGTTGCATCTGGCAACAGTTTCAAGGCTAAACCAGGAGAACACGATGATCTAGTGATGTCAACACTGCTAGCAGTGAGAATGGCCAGCACTATTTCAGCATGGGACCAAAAACTATTTGAAAGACTACGTGACTCAGAGGAAGAACTGATCTTGCCTATGCCAATAATCATGTCATAAATACACTGATGGATCTAAATTTAGTTGCACAAGACTTGTTTGATGAACTCAAATCAAGGTATTCACATCTTACACTAGGTGATGATCAAGCAATGACCACCACAGATCC